AGGTATGATGTCTACTCGGTCATCAAAATCTTGTTGTTTTATTTCTTGGTTCCCACCAGCCACCATATACGGGTAAGTGGGGGGAAGTGATCTAGCAAATACTTTAGCCAGTAACCTGAATTCTTTTTTCTGTGCGAAATGACATCGTTTATGAATAGCGGACATTACTTTAGTGCCTCGCTCCAACATAGCTACCGTTGTTCCAACTGGGAGCTGTTGACTTCCAATATCACCGACCTGCATATCTGCTATGCTTGCAAATCTTCTACCGCTGTCTATCAATAACCCGAGTAACTGAGTTAGCACAGCACTAGGTTCTTTATAGGGTAGTGGCATCAAAGCATCACGGATAGCGCCTCCTGGAACATCTACATCTCTAAACTCTCCAGGACGTAAAGGTTCGTCTTCCCCCTGGACCCGCATTCCTCGTGCTTTAAATCCAGCGGGTAGGTTAGCTAATGTGCCTGCGTCAATCAATTGTCGGAGTATAGAAGTCGCTGATTTAGTTAAACCACCAATCATGTGTATTAAACCGAAACCGTAAAAACCGAGTCCTGGAAGGAATTTATAGTGTACAAAATACTCTTTTTTGCTGTATACTTCGTCTCCAGCTTCCCAATTACGCCTTATAGCGAGTATTTCGCTAGAATCTTCTAATATAGTGACAATATACGGAACTGCGTATTCGTATTCGTCTATATCGGTTAATTCAAGATTAACATGTATTTCTAGTAGAGTATAATCAGTATAATCAGTGGAAGGTTTCTGTAACCCCTGTAATTCATCAATTTTATCAGCAGCGGGGTCATATTCTGGTGTTCCAGCCGAACCAATGTCAATATCTCTGTAAACTCCGTTTAATTGCATTTTTCGAATGTCATTACCCGTCATATTAATGGTGTGAGTGATTCTTGGGCTAGTTTCTAAATTTGTTGTGTCGTAACTGACGACTAAATCCTCTGCTTTGATGAAACTACACGTCGCACGGTTCAAAAGTGAGTCAAAATACACTTTTTTAAAGGCAGAACCCGCTAACGGGAGATAAAATAGCAAACTGTCCATGTCTGGGTCGTATTCTTGCATAACTTCCGTGATTTGATAGTTCATAAACTCTTTGACACGTCTAGATTGTGCCGATAATTCAGGGTTTTCATTGCCTACGGTCTGAGTTTTGACTGGACCGCCTGCGGGTAGGAGTTCTTTGTAGGCTTGCGCTTGAAATTGGGTTGCCGCTTCGCTCAGTATAGGGTGAGTCACCCCACTTGCTCCTGGGAAAGGCATATCTCGCGCTTCAGATTTGATTCCAAGGAGATCTAATCCTTCAGAAAACGTAGTTAGCCACTCTTCACGTGAAGATTTGTCTTCTTCGTATGCGTCAATAAGTTCTGAACTAATTGATCTTAGTTCGCTATCGTCTAAAACATCGGCTAAGTTAACATTGTGTTCTGTTGCTACAGTTTCTTCTGTTTGCATGACAGGACTTACCTGTCCGTCGGCAGAAACTTCAAACTCTGCGGTAGATTCACCTTGAATATCCATTTCTTCTGGTAGCTGTACAAGCAGATCTTCTTGTTCTGGAGGAGCCTGTTCTAGAGGATCCACACCATTATTCATATATCGTTGTACTTCTATCGCCATAGCAAAAACCTTTATTGATTAATCAATAGTAACTCATTTTCTTTCTATATAAAACTTCTTCTTCATAATCAGACGGTAATCGTATAAATCCACCTTGTCTGAATCGAAGCAAGGCTTGTGTTGTTGAATCAACTAAATCATCGTGATCTCCTGCTGGAAAAGCAGCGCATTCTTCAATAACGTCGTGAGACCATTTTGTATCGGGGTGCCAAACCATCCCTGATTCAAATAACGGTGCAGTAGCGTTAACTCTTGCTATTTTATCGTTGCCTCTAGAAGGTGTGAAGTTTTGGACAGGGATACCTATGTTTCGTAATTCTTGTGTTAAAGGAACGCCAGAGGCTTTGCCTTCTATTATCACTACGTCTGGTTCCCAATGTTCATATTGTTTCAACGCTAATGCTTTTAGTTCAGGAAAATTATACCTACCTTTCACTACATCTAAAAGGATGATGTGTGGTGCATCACCATTATACAGTTCGTCACCGCCTAATCGACCGTTTGGATAAAACACCCCCCAAGTAGTAATTGCAGAATAATCTGCCATTTGGCTTTTAAGGAAAGCGGTATCATAACTTTGGATGAGGTATTCGCAATCTGGTGGTTCTTTGTTTGGCCATTCCATCCACCAGTCACGTTTTATAAGAGCACCTTCTTCTGACGAAGGATTTTGCATATATTGTGCGTGCCATTTCGGACCACCGCGCAAAGACGCCTTGACACCTTCTAATTCTTCTAGCTTCCAGTATTCTGGCCAAAGTGGCTTACCACTCGGCAATATAGCGGGAAGTTCGATAAGTTCCCATTGATCTGCTTTAGGATCACGGGCTGCGTCTTTGAGTAATTTACCAGTGAGGTCGTTAATGTTCCACCGTGTCATAACAATAACGATGGCGCCTCCTGGCTGTAATCTTTGTCTTGGACCAGAAGTATACCACTCATAAGTATCTTCCATAGACTTAGGGTTCATAGCATCTTGCTCTGAGTGGGGATCGTCAATAATAAACAAGTCTGCACCACGACCAGCTAGAGCACCACCGACACCTGCCGCATAATACTCGCCTTTAAGTTTTGGGTTACGTTTATCTTGCGTTTCCCATTTACCTGCTGCTTTTGAGTCTGGGTTAACAAGCACATTGTCAAAAATACCTTGAAAATCTTCTGTAAGGATTAAATCACGAATTTTACGACCAAACTTGACCGCGAGGTCTGCGGTGTGTGTCGCTTGTAGTATTTTGAGTGACGGGTTACGACCTACGAGATACGCAGGAAACATATGGCTCGCAAACTCAGACTTCGTGTGCCGTGGGGGCATGTTTATAATCAGTCGTTTTATTTTGCCATCAGCTATGCGATCAAAGGCTTCCGCCATGGTTTTATGATGTGCGCCTTGTATAAATCCTGGCCATTGTGATTTAACAAAAGTAAGAAAGTCTTTTTGAGATTCTTCTACTTTTTCTAATTCTTTTAATCGTTCACTGAGTTCTAAGTGTTCTTTTAAAACTTCTAGGGGTACATTTTCTAGTTCTTCGGTCAATTTAGTACCTGAGATTCATCAAAGGTTTTTTGTACACGGCACCGCCTCTGTTGAGTAATAGTCTTTCGAACTCTTTTTTAAGTTCTGGAGTAAGCGTTACTTCTAACCATTCGTTTTTATTGCTGTCTGTTATTGTTTCTGGGTTAAGTTTTACTCCGTATTCTGCTTCTATCTGCTCTAGTGCATTGTTCGTTTCTCGTTTGTAGATTTCGCCCATGTTGTTTGCTTTTGGCGTCGGTGTAAACCTCATTGGACTGTTTCCTACTTCATGTCGTATATCTTCAAATTCTTCAGGTGCGTAGAGATTGAGATCAAAATCTTCTCTATATTCTGCTGCTCGAGGTGGTTGGAAGTTTAACCCTGAGGAGTCCCCCTCTCCTCTCACTTTGGCTAAAGCGTATCCGTTCATAGGAAATCTTACCTTAGTCGCATTTTCGGATGTTGCGTTAGAAAGAGAAAGTTTAACACTGGTTGAAAAATAGTCATTAACCATAGGTGTTGCTGAAGGATTATCAAGTACCATTGCTTCGGCGTATTTTTCTTTATATTTCATGGCAACATCGCCCATCCTTGTTTTGTACGTATCGTGTCTTGGGAGATAACCGTTTTTTGCTAACGTATACCCCGCTTCGTTGATCTCGGTTGCAAATTCATCTGATGTTTTTTGCCAATTTGCTC